TAGCACAATATTTTATTTGGAGCGATTATGAGCGATGAAAAAGCAGTAGTTGTTGAACTATTATTTGGTTCACATTTATATGGGTTAAACACACCTGAATCTGATAAAGATTATAAAGGTATTGTGTTGCCTACAGCCGAAGATATTTTACTTGGACATACATCATTTCACATTGATAAATCGACTGGCAATGATAAATCAAAAAATGGCCCAAATGATGTCGATAAAGAATTCTTCTCTCTACAACGTTTCATTGAACTTGCCATGAAAGGTGAAACTGTGGCTATGGATATGCTTCACAGTCAACGAAAAGATATTGCACATTATGGTCAGTATGGTTGGATTTGGGAAGCTCTACAGGACATGCGTGGCGAACTATACACTAAAAGTATGAAGTCTTATGTGGGTTATGTTCGTAAACAAGCTGCAAAGTATTCAATCAAAGGTTCACGTCTAGCAGTTGTAGAAGAAACACTTAAAATCATTGATGATGCAATCAAATGTGAAGAACCTAGAAAATTTGTCACTATTGGTGAAATTGCGTTATTATTACCTGATAATGAACATGCTGGTATTGCGAAGGTTGATGACACCAATGGATTCGCGTTTTATGAAATTTGTGGACGAAAGTTTCAATTTACAAATGGTTTATCGTATGTTCGTGATTGTCTTCAGAAAATCTATAACAATTATGGTCAACGGGCGCATATGGCTAAAACCAATGAAGGTGTAGATTGGAAAGCAGTTAGTCATGCATTTCGTGCAGGTTATCAGGCTCGTGATATCTACATTTTTGGTTCGTTTAAATATCCATTAGATGAAACTGATTTTATTCTTGCTGTCAAAACAGGTCAATATAATTTTGAAGATGTTGCACCAATGTTGGAAGGTTTAGTAGACGAAGTTGAAGTGTTAGCAGCTAAGTCAGAATATCCTGATAAAGTTGATGCTGAAAAGTTTCATACCTTTGTTCGTGATATTCATTACAAAATTATCATGGGAGACCTATAAATGGCGAATAAGTTATTTGAAGATCAAACATATTGCACATTCGGTAAATTTTGTAAATCTGCACCTACATGTAAACAAGTATTGACACAACCAATTTACGACGAATCAGAAAAACAAAAAGCGTGGTTACGTTTATATATCCAACCACCGAAACATTGTTTCATTCATAATGGCGTTAGAAAATAACCGAATTATTCGTGTTTGTTTATCTTGTCGTGGTTCTGGTTTATCGATTGATAAACGTAATTTAGATATTAAAGCTAATCAACATTCAAAGTATATAATCTGCGAATATTGCAAAGGGTCTGGAATAGATAATTTGCAATATCGTAGTAAATGAAATAACATCGACTCAACAAAACTACTCTAACAATTTATGATATTAGGATTCACTGGGCCAGCAAGATCGGGAAAAGACACTGCTGCTGAAATGGCTATTGTCGCGTTATATAACATACACAAAATAAGTCGCATTGAAAAATATGCATTTGCTGATCCGTTAAAGCATGCTGCTGCTGCTATGTTTGGTGTTGATGTGAAATTGATGTATTCTGATGATAAAGATCAAATTGATCCTTTTTGGGGTATCAGTTATCGTGAAATGCTTCAAAAATTAGGCACTGAAGGTGGACGACAATTATTTTTTGATGACATATGGGTTCGACGCGCAAAACTTGAATATGATACGTTTATGCAAGAATCTATTTATACTGAATCACCACATAACATATTTGTAATCACTGATGTTCGTTTCAATAATGAAGCTGATTGGATTCGTGAAGAAGGTGGTGAAATAATTCATATTGATCGAAGCATTAGTGGTTTATCATCTACTGCTAAACAACATGCGTCTGAAATGGGTGTGTATCAATACGATGGTGATTTAATCGTGCATAACGATGGTTCAAAAAAATCATTACAGAACATTGTTGAAGTATTTATTGATATGATTATTAATAACTAATGTTCTACACCAATGTTGCAATATCTTCAGGTAGCATTTTATATCGTGGCATTGAAAACGGTAAACGTGTATCACGTCGTTTACCGTTTCGCCCAAAACATTATTTAAAAACAGAAGAAAATAAAGCAACACATCATTGTTTTGATGGAACACCTTTATTTGAATTTGAAAAATCTTCGATCAAAGAAGGTAAAGAATTTACAAAAATTCATGAAGATGCTTACGGAATGGAAAATCATGTGTTCCAATATATTAGTGATACGTGGAAAGGCGACATAATATTTGATCCTAGTAAAGTTCGAGTGTATAACATCGATATCGAAGTATATAGTAATGAAGGTTTCCCGCATCCAGAAGAAGCTAAACATCCAGTAACATCAATCACAATTCACAATTCAATAGATAATATATATTATGTGTTTGGATTAGGTGATCATTATAAAAATACACGTAGTGATGTTCGTGTTGCATTATTCAATGATGAAAAAGAATTACTTAAAACTTTTTTGAAATTTTGGGGTGTATCGTTTCCAGATGTGGTAACAGGTTGGAATATTGATGGTTTTGATATACCATATTTATACAATCGTTTGTGTAAATTGTTTGATCAAAAAACTGCTAAAAAATTATCACCGTGGGGTTTGGTACGTGATAAAACAGTGACCATATTCAACAAACCTCAACAACGTTTTACATTAGTTGGAATCGCAAATCTTGATTATATCGATCTATATAAAAAATATACTTATGGATTAAAAGAAAGTTATACTTTAGATCATATTGCATATGAAGAATTGGGTGAACGAAAATTATCATATGAAGAAGCTGGTTCGTTGCATAAGTTATATGAAACAGATTTTCAGAAATATTTAGATTATAACATACGCGATGTTGAATTGGTTAAACGAATCGATGACAAAAATAAATTCATTGGAATTGTTTTGACGGTTGCGTACTATGCAAAGATTAATTATAATGATGTAGCATCACCTGTCAAAACATGGGATGTTATTGCATATAATTATTTACGTAGTATTGGTTATGTAGTACCACCAAAGAAATTTGAACACAAATTAGGTGCTATTGCTGGCGCATGGGTTAAAGATCCTATCACAGGCAAACATGAATGGGTTATGGCATTCGATTTAGCTTCGTTATATCCTAATATCATTAGGCAATGGAATATGGGTATTGACACGCTAGTGACAGATCATGATTATGATTTATCTGATGTGAATGTGGAATCATTATTAAATAATGAAATCGATACTGAATTTTTGCAAGAACAAAATTTAACTCTGACACCAAATAAACAATTATTCCGAAAAGATGTAAAATCATTCTTTTCGGTGCTGATGGAACGATTATATATCAAACGTAAAGCATGGAAAAATCAAATGCTTGATGCTAAGAATCGTTTACAAAATCATGATAAAGGCACCAATGAATATAAACGTATTTCGATGGAAGTTAGTCAATTAAATGCGTTTCAAATGGCAGCAAAAATCTTGTTGAACTCTGGTTATGGTGCTATGACTAATGAATATTTCAGATACTATAAAAATGAAGTAGCTGAAGCTATTACAATGTCTGGTCAATTAGTAATAAAACATGCAGAACAATCATTCAATGGTCATTTACAACAAATTATGGGTGATGACAAAGATCGTGTTATTGCAGCAGACACAGATTCTAATTATTTGGCTATGGGTGACTTTGTTAAAAAAGGTATACCTGATGAAACCGATAAAAATAAAATCGTTGATTTCTTAGATCGTATAGGTAAACAAAAGTTAGAACCATTTATATCAAAAAAATATCAACAGCTTTATGATTATTTAAATTGTCATCAACAGTTGATGATTATGGATCGTGAAGTAATTGCTGATGCAGCGATATGGACATCAAAGAAACATTATTTTATGCGTGTATGGGATAACGAAGGTGTTCGATATGCAACACCAGAATTGAAAATAATGGGGTTGCATGCAATCAAATCTTCCACACCTGAAATATGTAGAAAACAAATGAAACATATTTTCAGTAAGATGTTGTCTCATGATGAAGATGTTGTGATTGAAGAAATTGATTTGTTCAGACAAAAATGGAGATCACTGCCAGCTAATGAAATAGCTTTTCCATCATCAATTAACGATATAATAAAGTATACAGATCCCAGTGGTGAGATCCCAAAAGGTACGCCTGCTCATGTTCGTGGTTCGTTGATTCATAATCAACAATTAGAAAATCATGATCTAAATGTAGAACCAATACAAGCTGGAACTAAGATTAAATTTATATATTTACGTAAACCAAATCCAACTTTTTCACACGTGATTTCATTTACAGGTTTTATGCCAAAAGAATTTGGTCTTGATCAATATATTGATTATGATTTGATGTTTTTTAAAGCTTTCATAAAACCGTTAGAATCTGTATTAGGTCATGTCAACTGGTCAACTAAAAAAGAAGCTAATTTTAAGTCAATATTATGATACTACTAAGAATATTAAAATTTATAAGATACAATACTATTCCAAAATTCTTATATAATATTACTGGTAAAATGCCATGTA